TTTTCCAATCCTATTTCCAATATTTGAAAATGGACATACTTTTTCGATGTCCATTTTCGATTTTCCAATTTAGGTCTGTGAAAAAAAGTACAAATCAAAATACCTACAAGTATCATTTACAGTTCACTTTTTTCAGTGGACTTTATTTATCTACATTATGTAGTAAATCGTATTATATTAGTTCCTTTTTTTTAGTTCCTTTTTTACCATTTTAAAAAAAATTGAAATGTTTTACTTACTTTGTTCGTAATTAAACCTAACTATGAACTCTGAACTGTATACTGATCTTACACCTGAACTAATTTCTAAATTAGATTCTTATATTGATAATAACAAACCTAAAAAATATGTAAGTTGTTTATCAAATTATCAAATGCCTATATCTATTAATAATCTACAAACTATTAAAAATGTGGACCAACCTAGTTACATTTATGCCGGTGATTTTACAGGCGGATATTATCATTGTAATTATTATAAACATACAAATGGTAATATTTATGTTATGAATTTCTATTTACAAAAATTTGAAGATTATAATTTACTACAAGACTGGGAATCACAGTTACAAAAATATGAATCATTCACGCAGAACTATAATCAATCTTGTAAAACCACTCCTGTACAACAATTTTGTATGAACTAATAACTTAAATTAATGTATAACTAAAAATATTTAAAAATTTTTCTATTCCTCTCCCTTTTTCTCCTCAAATAATTAAATAATTTATATCATAATTATTATTTAATTAAACATATTATCAAATTCTTCCTCTGTCTCAGGAACATCTTTTCTACACTTATCTAGTATAAAAGCTGCCAAAATTATATTATTCTTAAAATAACTATTTCTTCTTGACATTTGTTGCATCTCTTTTATTAAATTTTGACTTTGTGTCATCAATATAGCTAATGTATTTTTTAATTGGTCAATAACCTGGTCCTTCTTCTCAGGATCATCTGAAATAGGAAATGTTTTAATCATTTTAATCATATCATCTAGCTTATCTATCTCCTCTTGATAGGAATTCGAAATTTTTGGTTTTAAAATCTCTTTTAATACTTCATCTCCATCTTCATCCTCGTCACCAAATTGTTTTTTAACCTCTACTTTTACTTGATTATCATCCAAAAAAGTCATATTTACATCATAATTATTTTCTTTGGAACTAGTTTCTTCACTTTTTTTTGAAATTGTTTCTTCAGTTTCTTTAATCTTTTTTTCTAGACAACATTTGTCCTCGTGTTTTTTTAATGATTTACTACTTTTATATGTTTTAGTACATTTTGAACATTGATGTATTATCTTATTCTCTGTCATTAATTGATATATGTATATACTTTTAAATATCTTTAAAAGATAATATACTACTGAAGAGGATTTGTAGGTATTCCCCAAGGCCAGTCATCATCCGATGGTTCTATTTTATTTTTTTTGTTTTTAAAGCTAGTGTTCTCGTGGTATAAATACAATTACATATTCCTAATATAATGGGTTTTAAGAATATCATTTTGTACATTTTTAATGTGAATATGTTCATCATTCCAACATGATACACATTTACTAATACTTAAATTCCAAACAGGTTGGATTTCTGGAAATATTCCATTAAATATAAGCTCAGCTCTGTCTTTATGAAAATCAGATGTAGAAACAATCACATTAGGAAGAGAATCAAGAGAGAAATTCGCATAAATCCATTGTTTCAAATAGGCAAAATTCTCGGCGGTATTTTTGGCGAGTTGGTCCTGAACGATTTCAACATCATAATTAGATGAGAATATTTTGTTCATTTTGAAAGCTTCAGATTCTGACTCTGAATAGTCATTGTCGAAAGCTTCTTTAACCCCTCCACTCAAATATAGAGTAGACTGATCATCTGAATTGTTAATAATATAATTTATTGTAGAATCAACTCGTTCATTAAGAATGTTATCGTCATGAGAACCTAATACAATGATAACATTACGAATCGCATATGAATTACAAATATACAATAAGAATATGATGATGGAAACAATAGAAATCATAATTTTAATTTTAAAAATAGTTGGTGTAACTAGAAAGATAGAATAGAAAGTAAACTAAAAAGTGAATCAATTTTTTTTTTGAAAAAACTATTTATAAAATTGATAAAATTTCATTAAAATCTTTTATAAACCAGTCTGCTCCATTCTTAACTTTTTCTCTCTCAATAATGCCTCCATATCCAATAAAGGCTTTTGCTGGAGGTCTTGCCTGCATATCTGTAGCTCCATCTCCTATCATAATTACACATTTGTAATCATATTTATCTATTAACTCTTGAATTACCTTTGCTTTTCCACCATCTTTTGATGTTGGTTCATTAGTATCGAATCCGTTATATTCGCCATCTTCAGTAAAAAATAAATTATTAGCATAGATATTACTAACGGAAATTCCTAACTGTAAAGCAATAGGATTGATCATTTGTCGAAATCCTCCTGATACTAAATAAATATTTTTTCCTTTTTTATGTAAAATTTCAATTAATTCTTCTAATCTAGGGGTAAATTGTAGTGGGTGTTCTTTTTGAATATTTTCAAGATTTTCAATACTAGGCTTAATTAAATCCAATCTTGCTTTTAATGCATTTTGAAATAATGTTGTTCCTCCCATAGCAGATGCTGTTAACTTAGATACAGCATCTCCTACACCTAACGATGTCGCAAGAACATCAATACCTTCTTCTGTAATTACAGTGCTATCTACATCGAAACATACAGCATCTGCCTTTTTTATTGCCTCCTTAGCCAATTCTATATTCATATTTATAATTAATTAACTAATGTTTATATAATTTTTGTTTATTCTATGCTAGAATCCATAAGTCCCTATTTACAGATGTCGATGGTTTAATAGATTTGGGTTGTCTAATAACGAATGGATTCATTTCCTTCTTTTTCTTTCTAATATCCGTTTTAAGAGTATGATATAGAAATGTCATAGTTCCACTAGAGAGTCTGTCTGAACATTGAGAAGCTATAACTGCCTTGATCATATTTTTGCTTAATATATAAAAAGACTTAAACTAAATAATATCAATTTTTTTTAAATTTCGGTTAATAAAAAATGAAAGTAGATTCACTTAATATTTTTTATTTTTTTCTTTTTTAATCATCACGCGATAATTTATACATTTCCCTAACCATTACCAATATAAAGAAGCCTACAAGCAACAAAGTTTCTGCTATTACTGTCATGTTTGTTAAATTACTTATGATTGATGGAGTTATTTAATTTCAATTTTAATTAAAAAATCATTTTTTGTCAAAACCCCTTTTTTCTTTTTTAGTGCCTTATTTTTAGTTCTCTTTATTAAGTTAATCCGCAATCTTAGGCGCTAGATAGAATCTCATCACACAATCATCTCCTAAGTCGTATTTAAATAACAATGGAATTCCTTCACTTATATGGATAGCACAATTGGTAGCTAATTTATAAAATTGACACATTTGTGATATGTATTTTATTCCAAAAGATACTTCAATAGTCTTATCCTCTACAACAGCTAATAAATCAATGTCGTCAATATTAATAACAACCTTCATTTTTCCTTCTTCTGACTCTGATTCTAGTAATACTTCTTCTTCACTACACACTAAACTAAGAGTGTCATTGAAATTAGTTAATTCATCAATTAGAGATTTAAATTTTTTTGATTCCATTTCCATATCGACATCATATTCTTGGTCAGGAATAGACATCATTTCAATGTCTATGTCAAATAAAGGCATAGCAAAATATTTGTTGAATTCACCTTTCTCGTCACTTATAAACTCGATGTCTAACTTGTCATTGGTTTCACTAGTAATAATAATTTTTTGTTTTTCAGAACAAATATGTAGTATTTTATTAAATATAGGCAATGAAACACCATATGTTTTACTTTCCTGAACATCCCATACATCGAACCAGGTGTTAACTAAGAACAATTCATATATACAAACATGACTATTATCCATACCCTGAATGTATAATTTATCTTCGGATAGATTTAAACATAGTTTATCTGTAAAATTCTTCAAATAATTGAAGATATAGATAAACTGGTCTCGTTTCTTGTTGTCAGATATTTCAAATCTCATTACTTACTCATATAGTTTTTATTTTATCTTCTTTTTCTAATCAATTTTATATTTATTTTTTTATAATATAAAATTGATTTTAATTATATATATATTAATTATTCAAACATAACACAATGGAACCTCTATATTCAAATGGACGCAAACTAGATATTTCCGACTTTATTGACGATAATAACGAAACTACAAAATATGATTCTTATCGACGCAATGATAAAATTAGTGGTTATAGAAAACAAACTGAATATGGTGCTAAAAAATATATCAAACCATGACGCACCGGAACTAAAAGTCAACAAATCCCCACGAAAGGTAATGGCAAACATAAATAAACAAACATAATTTTACTTTCTAATACATAAATGTATTATTATATGGAATGACGAACTTCATTATACACATAATATTGTAATGAATATCTGAAAAAATATAATATATATTGTGTTATTCTTATCACACACCTACAATATTCAAAATAATACTCTATTTTTATAAATTTTTTATTTATTCATAATTCCATTGATAAGTTTCATATATTCTTCTTCAATTAAACATAAAGTTACATAATGTTCGTATTTATTTTCAACTTGTTCTAATCTGGACGGTGTCACATTATATAGTGCTAAAGAAGATTCTATTTTTAACATAGTTGTATTGTCTCTTATTATCTCGCCGTTACAATTAATTATATTTCCAATTTTAATATTCCGATACATTTTGTTATCGGATGTAGTTGTTTTTATCCATCCTGATTGTCTTTCCGTATGAGAGTTCACAAATAATCGTTCAATATGAGTTGCCATTTCTTAATTTATTTAATTAAAATAATATTAAATAGTTTTCAATTTTAAATTTAAAATGATAAATTAATATTATATATGAATACATTACCAACGGTGTTATTAAATGAAATATGGAATATGTATTGGTGTGACATTTATAAGACAACAGTAGTTGATGAAATTAAACAATTAAATAATATGTTAAATAAAATTAATACTTTTATGATAAACCATTTTTATAAAAATACAAGTGAACTTTATGATAAACAAATAAGTTATTATTTAAAATATTATAATGAAGAATTAAGAAAAATACGAAATAATAAAGGTTATTATCTTTTATGTCAATTTAATAATTCAAAGATTAATTATTGTTTTAACAAATCCCTTCATAGTCATTCAAGCGTAAACGATAATTATCAATTTATAGCTATATATAGTATTATGTTTGGGATGCCAGATATGCGATATCAATATTGGTATCGATTTGAAAAATTACAATAATTTAAAAAATGTATATTAATGTAATTTATTTAATGACCAACACGAGCTCCTCTTTTCTCGAGCATTCTTTTGGCCTTTCTTGAGATTTTAGTGTAATAGCTTCTTTTAAAAGAAGGTTTACTACTTTTATATGTGCTTCTCTTGTTACCCCATTCTTTGGCTCTAATATAAGCAGCCCATAATCCCTTTTTATTGATTCTACATGTTCCCTTAGCGCAAATAGGAAAGTCAGGGTGTTGTTTGTCACCACGAGTTTTAGTTCCTAAAAAGCATTTTTTTCCGCATTTTTTATACATACGAGTTCTTTCAGCTCCATGAGGAGCGAGTTTACTCCATCCCTTCCAAGGAACGGATTTTCTAGTCTTATTTCTTCTGGTATAAGCCATTATACATTAAATATAGATTTTTATTTTTATTGAATAAAATCTATTATCTTATAATTTTGTTCATTGTTATAATATTTAGTTACACTAATCAAGAATAACTAATGAAAATTAATTCATTTTTAAATAAAATTGATTTTCATTTATCGTTACAGAGATAAGTATAAGTATTAAAAATTAAAATGAGTTTAACTATGTATCAGACTAATCAATGGGATTATCTAATTAATAAAGAGGATCACATATGTAATGAATGTAAGTCAGATTGGATAGAAGAGGAATGTAATAGATGTGGCGAGGGTGTTTGTATGAATGATAAATGTTGTGAAAAATTTCCTCATTATCATAATACAAAATTTATTATTTGTAGAGAATGTGCTACTGAAATTGAGAAAAAATTACACATTTTAGAAGACGATGAAAAGAAGATGTGTATGGATTTAAAATTATTAAAAAAAAAAATAAAAAAACGGATGAAAATGAAAATTAAACAATTAGAAGAATAACTTTAATCAAGTAAAAAAATATAATTCCATATAATATAAATGGCACACAGAAATTGTTTTGAAAATTCACATGAAAAACTAAGCGCAGGAGATTATTTGAACAGAAAATCGTCAAAACAACTATATAAAGCTAGTATAAATTTGGCACAACAACCTACTCCAGGTGTTTATCAAAAAAATACTAGTATTGGAGGAATAGGTAGATATGCTAAGAAAAAAGGGACTCGTAGAAATGGCACCTATGTTGGTGATATTTTTATTGGTAGTGGACAAAATGTTAATTATGGTCCTGCTACCCCATCTGGTCAAGCTAATGGTAATTCAAAAGGTTGTTTAATTGGAGCAAAATCTTATGAAAAATTACTAGCTGTTACCGTAGGCAAATATTTAGTCGACCCTGTTAATTTTGATTTTCGTAGAGATCAGTCTATGTGGGTTGGTTCTCTCTATCAAATGGATATGTCTGGAGCTCAAACCATTGTTAATCATCCACAATGGCCTGTATCTGATTCATCGACGAATACATTCAAATATCCTCCTAGTTCAGCCGCAAATCAATTATATCCAGATGCTTCCAATAACAATGTTGGATTACAAGTAGATTTTTCCTACAATATTTTTTATCCTCAATATCTAACACAATCATCTAGAGGTTTATGTTATCTTAAAAATGAGCGCTCATGGAAACAATGGATTAGATGTTTACCGTATACTAAAACAGCAGCTGAGATATACTTTAATTCAACAGGTGGGTATGTGGGTGATTTTAATTATCCTAGAAAATTTCATTTTGATTGTAATCAATCATGGATAAATGATATATCGCTATGTTTAACCGAACCTAGAGGAGGTAAAGTTCTCAAACCAAATTAAAATTAATATTAATTATAAATGAATATAAATAATTAATATTGGTATAATGATGTAGCTACCATAGTAAAAGACCAATTGTTTCCATTTAAGTTTAATGTATATCCTTGGTCATCTACTAATCTCACTCTAAATCGTTCCAAATCTACGGGTCCAAAATATACTCTTTCAGCATCATCTAGATTAAAATCATCTATTAATACATCACCTACATTTAATGAATTACTCCCTTTTAATGGAATTAATGCGAGAACATTTGATGTTGTAGGCGCAGTCAGTCTATTTCGTTGTGTTTGTGCTCTAGCTCGAGTAGTGGAATTTAAAGTATAGAGTTGGGCTTGTGTTAACTGTCTGGGAGAATTTTGAACAAATGTTGAAACCCGGGTGCTTGATGCTCCAACTGGGTCTGTCGGGACAGTACAAGCTATTTCTCCACTACTATCAATGGCTAGTTGAAGATTTGCATTCCAATAAGATGGTATTTCTACATTTTTTTGCGTAGGTGTAATACCCACCAATCCCTTGTTCAAATGATTCTGTTGATAATCATCTAACATTAATAAAAAGTATTTCGAACCAAAAACATCCACTAATGATTCTGAGTATATTGTCTCCACACCAGAAATATCATAAATCATTTGACCATAATATAGGTCATTCTCACTAATACCAGTATTTCCTCTGAATCCTAAGATCCATCCTAAATTTGTATTAAATTTTTGTGTAGATCTACAGTTATTATTACAGCTTTTTGTTCCAGTTGGATCAAAAAAAGTAATTGTATAACTATCACTTGTTGAAGTATTTTGAATAAACGATTTTCCATTAACTGAATTATAAGAAATATCTAAATGTGATAACCCTTTATCTGATAATGAATTGTTAACAGCATCTACTAATTCGACTTGTGTATAATTACCCGATGAAATATCAATCATAGAGCAATCGAATGGAGTGTTATTATTACAAACATAAAAACAGTTATTACTTTTCCAATCCCCATCTATAAGATACCAACTAAATGGTATTTGATACGATGTTACTTTGATTTCAATAGCATTATGAATAGGATCACTTAGATCTAAAGTAAAATTTGTAGCTGATGATGGTCCGTCAGGATTAGAAGTATATGGTATTATATTCTCTCTATATTGACTATCTATATTTATCACCCGGGTAGTTGTGTTTTTTAAATTAGGATTTAGTTGGCCTTGAGCTACAGGTAGTTGGTAATTATTACTGATACCTAATTGATTACGATTCATAACAAAATTATCATTTTCATTGAATACTTGAACTTGTTGTTTTCTATCAGTGACTCTATCGGCTTGCGTAGGATCTGTTTGTTGTTGCGAAACATTTTGATTCTGCCATAAACTTCCTAGTTGTGATGATTCTTTTTTTTGGATATTTTCAGGTTCATCATAATCAATATCTTCTAATAATTGATTTTGAACTTGTTGAAAAAAGTTAGCTAAATCATAATTATCTTCAGAAGTATATTTTTCAATATAGGGCTGAGAGGCATTTACAATGTCATCATAATTAATAGGGTCTTTATCTTGAATATTTAATAATGTTAATAAATCTTCTTGATCATAATCTTGAACATTCAAATTCATATCGTCTGAATTACTCATATTGTATATATTTAATACTTAGGTTTAATTAATTTAAAAGTTTAATATTATTTTTATTTTTACTATATTTTGTTTTAAACATTTTATCAAATATTTTTATAAAATCTACATTATGCTTGTTCTCTAAAATCCAATCCGATAACTGAGTTATTCCCTGACTTCTTTTACAGTGTGTTGCTCCT